AATACCATTAATTGCCTCTTGACCTTTTTCGATAATTGAATAAAGATTTCCCCTAGTATACTCATAGTCTTTTTTAATGTCATCAACTTGAGTTGTGATTTTTTTAGATTTGATAGGAGAAACTTCAGGAAGAACTACTTCACTATCAACATTAAATGTTTCGTTTAAATCGTTAAAACTCATGAGATTGACCCACTAAATCCAAAGTCATCACCTTCTTGAATAAGAGTATTATCTGCAGAGTCAATTGCAAATACACCGTCACCTTTAAGATGAGTGACTGCAGAGGTGCTATATTGACCTCTGAGAACAGAAAGTTTAGTGCCGTCAATGGATTTAATGTAGATGGTCTCACCGTTTAGATCAACATAAGTCTTCTCACTCAAACCACTTGCACTATCAACACTGATTGTCTTAGCAATTTTTGTAACATCATCCGACAGGTTTGTAACAGCATCACCTGTGTAATTTTTGATTGCTTTTGGTTCGACAGTGTATGAAAGTGCTCTTATAGTATTTGAAGTATCCGTGCCTGTAAGATAATTGACAGTTGCCTTTTTGATGATGTCCTTCGTTGCAGAGGAAACTGGACCAAACAGGTATGTCTTTGCTGTAAATCTCATAGTATAAAGTAAGACTCTTCTTTTCGTAAAATCTCCTTCATAATCATCTTCCATTGTAATATTTTCCAACACTACAGGAATATCTTTCTTTTCTTGTATCGTTGATACTAAGTCAACCGTTAAATTATATGCTGGTTGAAAATATGGTAATATTTGTTCTACGATTTGAAGGGCATCATCATTTAACTTGGTCATGATTGCTAGTTCAAAATTCATGTTATATGGAACTGGCATGAATGCCTTTTTAGTTTCTGTTCCGTCGTCAGGATCTTTTACTGTGAATTGTTGAGTAGTTGTTACTTTTCTGGATGAATCATAGGTAAGTCCCGTGAACTCAAAAGACATCCTTGGGAGAGTGATCGCAGTTGGTTTGTTAAGATCCGGTGACTGTTCAATCCTAGCTAAAAACTTTTGAGTTGGACCATAAGCCAAAGGAACTTTTACAACAGAAGAATCCTGTTGAATCGTTACATTATTGAAGAGGGTTCCAAAGGATATTATAGTCCTCCTCAAAATTTCGTTATAAAAGTATCCAAACATGTTAAGACCTTATGACAATAAGTAGTCCGACTAACTATATTTAGGGAATACCGAAAGGATTCTGTTCAGAAAAGTCAAGAATGCTATCTGCTTCGGTTTCAATGTTAATATTATCTGCAAATCCATCATCAACAGGTTCAACGTCAATCACCCTAAGAGCATGAGATGCTCCTGAAGTAGATCCGACAATATCTTCGCCTATTACAAATGTACCACTTACGGTTCCAACTTCAAGCACATTAGTCGATGAATTCCATGTTCTAACTCTTCCGGTTGTTCCGCTAGTCGATCCTGTCACAATTTCGTTGAATACAAAATCTCCGGTTGAATCCATATTAGGAGATCCAATTGTTATAGTAGGAGCTACACTATATCCGATACCAGCATTTGTAACTCTAATCTCCGTAATAGTTCCTGCAGAACTTACAATTGGAATTAAATCGGCAGAAGATGTTGATACACCTGATAAAAATATTTCATTAGAAAGTGTAATAGTTGGTGCGGTAGTATATCCACTACCACCGCCAGTAATTGTAACTATTCCAACAATGCCATCAGCAATACCGGAAGTTGCTGCTGCTCCTGAACCGCCCTTGCCACCATAGAATTTAATCTTTGGTGCAACTGAATAACCCGCACCTGGATTAATAATAGGAACAGATTGAACTGATTGCAATTTAGGATTGACGTTTTGATTACATACGTTGATACCCCCAATCATGGTAGCAGTTGCAACACCTGTTATGCCACTAGAAGGTGCAGATGATATTGCTACAGTCGGAATCTCTCCATAACCTCCACCTCTATTAGTAAGTGTGATAAATCTTATACCACCGGAGGTGATGATACCAGAAACAGCGGTAGCAGTAACTCCAGTTCCGACAAGCGTAAGAGTTTGAGTTGGTCCTTGAATTGTGTTAATTCCGTCGTCAGTTGTTCCATCTGGGTCATCACCAACAAGATTATCATCAATATCATCGATGCCGGTATCGATAACTTCATCTTGTAGACGGAAGAGTTCACAATAAAGTTCATATGTGTAAAGATCTTGAAGTTGATAATATGGTTTAGCGTATTCAATATCTTTAATTTCATAGAGGCGATCATCAAGTGGAAACCAAATTAAATCTCCACTTTTTGGTCTAGTGGATAATTTAATATTTGATTGATCTTCAATCAAAGGCGTTATATAATTTTCATATCTTTCTCTAGAAATAACCAATCTTACTTCATCTCTTGATTCTATTCCAAACTTAGATAAGAGATTACCTGCTCCAGAGTATTGGTCATAGTTATCAACATATGCTTCAAGTGGTAAAGCAAGATCAAACTTTGACTGAACTACTTCTCTTATCACAGATTTTTCTGTAACAAATTTTCTTGGAATGTAGAAAATTTCTACACCATAAGTTCTCAACTGCTCGTTGATAAGATCCTGAACAAGATTTTGTTCAGAAGAAGTGCCTTGTGTGAAAAATGGATTAAGCACCATGATATCAACCTATCATATCAAGGGGAGGAAGTTCGTAAGTATTTGACATCTGCTCCCTGATAATTTCTAAATCTTTCTCTGCATCATCATAAATTTGACGACCATTAAGTTCAATTCCTCCAGGAAGTTTAACACCTTGAAACTTAATTAAGTTTTGCCCCCACTGTCTCTTCATCAGAGCAGTTAAATATTTTTTCAAAAAGGAGTCATTAAAAACTCTAGTAAAGTCATTAGGATCAATAAGTCTATAGCAGTCTATAATCAAGTAATCATCTTTACTTGCTGCACCCCAATCAAAGTCTAAGTATAATCTATCTTGCCTTTTATTAAATCTAATATATTTTTCTGTTCCTAATGCAAAATCAAGATCCTCAAGATATCTCTTTGTCATGGCATATGACAGAATCTCAGTTGAACTGAACGTATATACATCGTTCAAAAATAACTGATACTTGACACTAAACATGTTATTAGTAACAGTATTTGATCCGTCAAATCTAAAAATTTTGTTGATGCCGAGAACGGCAGGAGGAATTTGTATAAAGTTACTATTCTCTTCAAAAGAGAATGTGCTAGATATTCCTACAGTTGACGTGGCAGTTGTTGTTACGATACCAACGGGGTTGTCACTTCCTTTTCCTCTACCCCTATCAATATCATCCTGAGTAATTTTATATTTTAAAAACGTCTGTATAACCCCGTCAAAATGCCTTTCATGAAAATATTGTAATGCATCATCCACTAGATCATCAACTTGCTCATCAGCAATGTTGATTTCTAAGACAGGAGCACCTAACTGTCTTTTGCAATAGTTTATGAGATCTGTCCTACTTGCAGGTTGTGCCATCTATTCACTACTTTTTAAGTATTTATGGAGCAGAAGAAATACCCTGATATACATACACATTTCCATTAACTAAGTTATAATTAGTTGCACCTGAACTCACCAAAACATCATACATATATCTTCCCTCTGGCAAATTTCTTGTATCTGTAGAACCCATAGAAATTTGTAAAGTTCCGTCTAAAGCACTAGTTATACCAACAGTGAAAGTTCCTGCAGCGATTGTTGTTGATCCTATTGAAGTGCTTTTTCTAATCTGACTTGATCCCGAATAACCAGTAAGGTTAAATGCAGAACTAGATGTATTTTTAATGTTAAAAGTTTGTTTAAAATCACCGCCAGTGTAGATAGAAAAATTAGCACCAAAAGGCACTCCAGAATCTGGGTCGAAAGTAATATTATTACTAGCCATTTGGAATACCTATTACTGACATTGTTTCCTGTTGTTTATAATAAAGTTTAATAAATGATTTAGCGATATTTCTAAGTTCATCGCGATCATCACAACTATCTATCTCAGATGCTAACTTTTGATAAGCAAAACTCTTAGATAGATTAGAAAGTTCTATGTCATTTGGGTCCATTTACTAACTCCTTAAGTAAAAACTTTATCTCATCAATATCATCTTTCATGTTAGCAAGTTCATCTTCAAGGTTCTGTACCTTTTGATTCTTTTCACTTTTTACATCTCGTCTTGCAAGATACTGCTCATATTCAGTTTTATTTACATTAACAATTGAACCATTACGAGGGTCTCTCGCTAAGTCGGAGTGACCCTCTACAGTGTAGTTTTCCATTAGGCAAGTGCAATAACTCTTAAATCTTTGACTCTTGGGACATATACCTGACTTGTAGATGTCAACAGAAGTTTGATTCTGTAAGATCTAAATGCAGGTAATTGATCAATAGTAAATGTCATTTCCTTATAATCTAGATTTGTACTAATAAAATTGTAACTGTCAGATTTAATAATCTTGGTATCTGCTTGACCATCATTTAAACTAGAGTCAATCACTTGTCCTCTAGGATTCAGATTATCATAACCAGGGAAGAGTTGGAAGATAGGATCAAATCCCTCTTTATCACTTATTGCATATAGTGCTCTGATATCAGACAGAGCATTAATATGAGCAGATACGAGGATCTTCAGAGAAGATGCAGGGTTTTCTAATACAATTTCTTTTGTAATGTATTGACATGCTGTAGGATCTTCTCTAAGAGTATTTACTCTCGCGTCAGTGGCGTAGTTAGTAATAACACTATTGACTCTATTTGACGTGGTGATGACAGAGATTCTCTGTGCATCAAGTACAGGACTCACTCTAGTATCAATCGTTCCTAGGAACATTCTGAGATTCATCGATTTATTACCAGGGATATTATCAAGTTTTTCAGTTTCGTTCACTTTAGAAGCAATCATTCTTGGAGTGTCAAAGTAGTTTGGAGTATTGACGTTAAGATCAGAGAATCCTTCATCAATAAACGGGATTTCATTTCCACTAAGACTTTGACTAGAGATCGTTCTTACTTCAGCGTTAAGAGTAGTGCCACGAACAGTAACATTTTGAATGATGGGTGTGAGGATTTCAAATGGCATGTTTTGAGATGCCCTAATATCAAAACCACCAGTGGTCTTTGTTGAGTTCAAGAACAATTTGGGAAGACCAACATCATTACTTCTATCATCTGCACTCGTGCCAGTTCCCGTGTTAAAGGTCTCTGACATGTCAAGTTTTACGTTATAAGAATCAAAAGTAATCGGATCATCGATACTAACATCATTTAAATTGTGAGTCTTATTGACTCTATGAAGATTAACTCCAGCAATTTCATATTTGAAAACTGGTGTTCCTATAGGATAATTTGCTTGATTGTTTCCTCTAGTAATTGTTCCACCGATGACATTTCCAGTAACATTAGTATATTCAATAATTTCATTTCCTATCTTAAGGAATCCAACGTTTGTTGTCCCTACGCCAACATTTTCAAATGTTCCAAAGTTTGTACCATCATTAACGGAAATTTCTCCTGTTGAACCAATAGCAAATTCGGAAGATAGTTTTGTTGGTTTGATGTCAGATTGTACGTCACTAATTGCAACTCTGTTATCACTGAAATACATGCCATGATTTTTGTGATTCACCTTAATATGCAAACCATCAGTATCAGTTATGATGCTTTGAATAGTGTTGCCAACTCCGACAGCATCTTTAAAGTTAAACTGAGTTGTTACTCCTGCGCTATTGATATACATTAAGGTATTGCCTATACCTGTCAAAAATTCTCCCTGAACATTTTCAAAGATTAATTCACTTGTCATGCCAATTCCAGTGATTGTAAGTCTGGAATTTCTACCAACCGTTGCGATACCAATAGTTGAAATGCCAACAACATCGCCTACCTGATAACCTGAACCACCATTAGTGATAGTTGCAACACCAATAGATCCAGCATTTACAAACACATCTGCAACAGCACCACGTCCATTACCACTTAGTGTAACAAGATTAACGCTAGAGAACGTTCTAGACCCCGTAGCGGGAGTGTAACCAATACCCGCGTTGGACACTGTAATACCAGTGGCGGACGCAGCAACACCTGCCAAATCTGCACTGGCTTGAGTTCCTAATTGGAAGAAGGTATTGCCTAGTTCATAACCAGTATCTCCAGTGGTGGTTCCAAGTCCCGCTCTAATTTTCTTAGAATTAACAACAAGTGAATCGGGCAAGAGTCTTGGAATCATCTGATTGCCCTTAGTCAGTTCAGGACTGTAGAACTCTACAGATCCACTTTCAATAAAGTCTGCTCTGTAAAGAGTGAACTTAAGATCTTCCCATTGACTTGGTTCCCAAGTAGATGCGTTTTGTGATTTAAAGAGAGATCCAAGATATGGTTGGTTAGAAATAAACGAATCTGTAAGTAGATCATTTTCACCAATACGTGAGATATAAACACTATATTTGGTGGAGTTAGATGCCAAACAAATAGCATATTCAGTATTACCACCCTCAAGATACACAGGTGCTTTAAACTCAATTGTTGTTGCTACCGTTCCGTTACCTGATGTGGTAATGTCCTCTGGAGCAATGACAATTTCAGAGAAAGGAACAATTTTTTGAGTTGGAAGACCATTTTCCATGGTTCTTAACTGGAAGACAACTGGAATGTCCATGTCATCTTTAGTCGCAAAGAAGACATCACACTTAGTGAGGAAAACACCAGTGTCATCTTCTACAAGGAAAGATTGTGCAAGAGGGTCATACCACCCAATAATATCTTCTCTAACGGAACCACCTACTTGCCTTGATCCAACAACTTGTGTTCCAAGATCGCGATTAACATTTCTTTCTTGGAATTGTTGTCTACGCTCAACTCTTGCATTTCTAATAGAAAGAATATTTTCTTGAATTGTTTCAAGAGTTCCCGAAGCGGTATAAGTTTCCTC